GACAACTTTGCGGAGATCGGGGATAACAAAATCAGCTTTTGTAGTATAATCAGATACAAGGACACGCCCAACACTCTGATTCTTAAAAATGTTCTGCATAGCAGCCAAAGCTTTATGATTAACTCCACCTTTATCGGGTTCAGCTCCCATAGTAACTAACAAAACAACATTCTCAATAGAACGAGAAATAGCTTGGTCAATTTTTTTAAGTTCTAGTTTTTTATTAATGTCATCTAAAACAGAAAACCCATAAGGAATAGAAAGAGGTTCATAATCTTGTTTCTTAGCAAATACAACATGCATTAAATCTGAAGATAGTTTGATATATAATCTTTCTGTAGTTGTCGCAGTATTGTTTTTTATTCTTACTTGGACATCCTTTGGCAAAGAATTATACATTTCTATTTCATGCTCGGTTTTTGGATCTTTAAGCCGTGAAATCTCATATGGGGTAAGAACCTTAAAGTATTGAAAGTCATTGAACGAGATAGAGCCTTTGGTCGCAATATCTGTTGGGTTCATGATTAAATATTTAATAGGTATGGGAATATTTTTAGTAGCGCCATATGTCTCTAAAACTTTACCTGTATCACTAGTTTTAATACGACCATCAAGGCGATACATGAATACATTGCCTGATCGATAATACTCCCGGAAGTATTGAGATTTTATATCATGCATTTTGATTCTTTTAAACCAAGCATTTACAAACTTCCTTGATTTTTCAGAACCACCTTCTAGGTATAAGTCAGAATCCGCGAAGTCGGATAGCATATCGATGGTGCTTCGGAACGCAGGAACATTAAAATAAGCTTTTTGGCAAAGCTGGATTGCATCGCGAGCATTTACAGAGTCGCGAGAGTAATCGAATGGCAGAAGACCATCGTCGATATTTTTAAATCTATTTTTAGTATAGCTTTGGCTAATTGAGTTAGTTCTTGAGCTAGAGCGTTTAGAGGAGTCCGAAAGGCGAGAAGCCGTTGTTTCATATAAAGACTCGCCAACAAGCTCTGGAGAAAACTCTTCCGCTAAAGATTGGTTGGTTATATCTTCTAAATTATGGTTGGGAGTATCGCTTTTAAACTTACTCCAATATTCAGACCTTTTTGTATACTTACGCTTTTCTGACATGCTAACACTTGTTACACTAAAGTTATAAAAGTTACTTTATAACTTTTCAAATAGTAAACGGTATAAATGTAGCAGTAGGCTTTTTCTCAGGCTTAACGTGTAGAGAATCAAAATAAACCTTGGCGAACCAATTCCCTAGAATCAAAGCAGAATAAGAGTCTTTACGTGCTCTATTCGGCCCCTTTTGTCTTCGGATGTTTTGCGGTAAGTTAAACGACTGTGATCCTTGGGGATTTGTTGTAACCTCAATGTTAGCGCATTCCGACTTTGTAAGTTCAATGTTACTTTTCTGTTGATCGATAAGGTCAATCATTTTTGCTCCTTTAGAAGTGGCTGTAATTTTATTATCCCACTTTATTTCATCAATAGGTAAATTCTTTTTCCTTTGTTGATCAAAGTGATCGTCTACCGCTCTAGAAGCAAATAGTATTCTTTTATGGTCTATGGCTGCTTGTAACATCTCATTACCACTTCTGATCCAGTTAACTGTAGGCTTTCTTAAGATACAATACTTTCTTTCTCTCTGATTATATTGGTTCTTAAAACTAAGTATATCGTTATGCCATTGATCAGGCTTTTCTAAGTCTACTTCTATAACACCAATATCAACCTTAGCTGTTTTAAACAATTGGCTCTCATTACAAGAATTTATGAATTGAACTCCTCCGTTGTAGTCACCGCATATCCCAACGATGTTAAAAGATTCTATAAGGTACAAGAAGTACTTCATATGGTCTTTTAAGGACACTCCAGCCAAAGCGTAGCTATGGACAAGGCAGACCTTCTGTTCGTCTCTCAGAACCTTAAATACGTGCATAGCGAAGTGGTCAGCACTTGTGTTACCAGCCCAGTTAGGGTCAAAAGCAAGTAAATAGTCATCACTTGGATTGCCTACAACTTCAACAGCAGGGAATTCTCCATCAGCGATGGTGCAAGCCGCCATCTTAGATAATCTGAAGTAACCGTCACTCTCATCCACAAATTGAGCACCGAACTCTCGTTTGAACTGCATTTCAGACATAGTCTCTTTCGCTTGTTTAAGCAAGTTTTGATCATATAATCTAGTAGGAGCACAATCATAACTTAATTGCATTATTAATCTATAAGCATCATCAGCTGCTTGTTCGTCATCATCATTTTTATTTAAATCAAATTCTCCAAGTATAAGCGACTCATACTTCTTGTAGAGTTTAAACATGTATTCAAATTTGAAGGATGGAGATGAAAGTATTATAAGTTTGTTATTAGGCCATACATACCTTTCATTTTCTTTCAGCTCGCCCTTGTCGATTAGGCGGGATTCTAGTTTATGCAATTCTTCTCTTTCAATTGGATTTTCCACTACACCAAGGAATGGAATAATAACTTCATTGAATATCTTTTCTGGTATTGTTAAGAACTCATCTAACACTATCCTATTAAATCGAAATCCCCTTAGCCGTTCTCCATTAGCTAACGGAAGGGCTATCGCACGACTATTACCAATTTTGAGGGTCCATTGGTCAGTTCCCTTTGTGATTTTAACTCCGCACTCTTTTACCAACTTCGCTTCTGGTTTGCAGAGTATGTCTTCCATCTTCTGGAAGATTTGTTTTGATTGCCTAAAGCTACCTGCAATAACACCAATATTCGCGTTAGGATTTAAAAGACACTCAAGTAATACATAAATAGCTGTAGAGAAGGTCTTCGACATACCACGGGAGAATACGAACATAGAATAGTCCGATACCATCATCCCCTTAATAGCCATAGCCTGAAATGGAAATAATTTTACCCCTAAAAATAACTCAGAGGTAAATGCAATATTAGCCCTTAAGAATTTATATAATAAATACTTTGCTTCCTCGTCAGGCAAGTCGCCGTCGAGTGTTTTTAAATAAGAATTAAATTCCGTAGCGGAGTAATCATTACGATACCGCTGTTTTCCTTTCTGCCATGCCATGAACTTTTTTCTCTAAATGATATTGTACATCAACATGCCATAAGCCTTGGCCGTGATATAATATTTTGGGGATTATCTTTTTAGCTCCCGCCCTTGAGTATGCAAAAATGAATTGTACATTCTCTGGGTAATCGAGCATTAGATCTCGCACATTGTGCCACAAATAACCTAAGTTCGATTTAAACTTCGATATTTTGTTGTCTTCTTCGATTTTTTCAACAGAAGACTCGACAACAATGAACATGTAAGAATTAAACTGGACACAACGATCCATTTCCCGCCTAAATCTTTTAATATCTTTCCCGAATGTTTGTCTGAAGTCATCTTGTGCTTTTCTATCTACGAATGTTTTTGAGTAATATTTACCTGCGGCTGTATAATCACCGAAGTCTAACTTGTTGCTTACGCCGTTTTCAAATTTTAGTGGTTTTTGCTCCCTTGTATCTACAAAAATAGGAAGGTCATTGTGGTTCTTCTCCCAGAAGTCTTTTGGTAGGTTTTTAGAGAACCAAGACTCTATGCCTAAATCTTTTGAAAAGTCAGAGTAAGAACTCCACATTTTCCTATAGTAATCTATATTCGGGAGTTTAGCTAACATATAGTAAAGATCAGGAGGGGTAAACTTAACATCTTTATTCCCAAACTTCCTTTTTGTATATTCTATAAGGTGGTTTTTAGCTTTTATTGGTGAAGTCGTTTTCAACCAAGATATGTAATTCTCTGGTTGATTAAAATCTTCCATGAAGTACTGGTCGTAATTTTTAAATTTTAGTAGCTCGTTTGTAAATAAATCCCTTTTAGCATAATTTTCCACATAGTACTCTCCTATGGAAACGCTATGTGCTTTTAGGTGGGCATGGAAACCCCTTCGGCTGTCGTAAGCCTTACCACATTCTTTACAAACAAAGTCACTCATAATAATTCTTTTTTGGATATTCCCAAGATCCTTGCTTTATAATCGTCCATACTCTCCAATCTGTCAGCTTCTTCTTCAATTAATTTGTTTTGAAGTTCAGCCATCATGATCATACGGTCTCTTTCTTCTCGTTCTTGGAATGCTTCGACCAAAGCAAAGATAGATCCATTTTCTTCTCCTTTGGCTTTTAGTCGAGCAGTTCTAGATCCATTAAGATCCTTCGTCAATGATTCAATTCGTTTTTCACACTGGTTAAGTTCATCACTAGTGGCCTTGATAATCTCCGTCAGACGCATTGTGATGTCTCTTTCGTTGTCTTGGTCGTCAAGTAGTGCATTAAGCTTGTCAATGCGCTGCTGGATGTGTTTTTGGCGCACGTAGTTGGTACACACGGTCACATACAAGTTCAATTCGTCATTAGTTAGGTCAGGCTTGTCCCAAATCGCCCTGACGAACTCACTTTCAAATAAGTCGCGATCAGCTAGAGTTGTATATTGATTTATGAAGTGATTAAATCTTGGACTACGCAAGTAGATGATTAATTGCTCCATTAATTTCTTTTGTTTAGTCTGGAGAGATAATTCTTCTAATTGGGTTGAACAAAAGTTGTTTACCTTACTTATGGCCCTACTGATGGACTTTGGAGCCACCCACTTCTCTTTTGTTACAATTTCATTATCATCAACGATTTCTGGCCGATAGGTCTTAAGGAAATCAACGATGACTCGATGCTTCATACTAAGAGGAATAATATCCCTGTCTTTGAATGTGAGTCGGGCTATTTCTAGTGCATTCATACCAACCTCAACATTATCCGTCATCAGGAACTCTTTCTGCTCTTTGTTGAGATGTACCTGCTCTACCTTTGGGGCTAATGAAGTATTTGCTCTTTTGTCTTGTTCAGCTAAGAACTTTCTAACCGCTCTTCCTTGTTTAGACCGACCATCGATATTCTCATCATTAAATATCTTTCGGGTTATATACATTAAGTCAGGGTTCTTTTTAAACAGTTTTAAAATCTGCTCTTTCTGCTTCTCTGTTAAATCGTATATCATAAATCCTCCTGTTTTACCACTTTCAACGCAATCATATAGAATTTCTTTTTTAAATTGTTTATTTGTTTGTATCTAGGGGTCTTTCTCTTACTAGTGTCTTTCTTAAACCCGAACTTCTTAGCTACCTTTTCTTCATCCCAATGCTCCATGTATAATAACCTATATATTTCTTTATGTTTCTCCCCCAATTCAAACATAATTAAATTATGTATCTTTAAAGCTTTTTCTTCATAGTTCAATTCATCGTCTTTCATCCTATCTTGAACCGAAATAAGAGAATCAAGGGAAACAGGCATTTTTAAATTAAAGGCTGATTGTTTCTTGGTCTTCCACTTGGCGAAATCACCGCACTCATCATCTTGCTCTTTACTTTTAGTAAACCCACATTCATCTCCACCTAAGTAGAAGGAACAACGAAGGCATGGCTTAGCAAAGTTCCCATAGTGATTCCTAATCAAGTTTTTAATCTGATTATTCATCAACATAGACGCCCAAGGCTTGAAAGCCCTCTTCTGATCCCACAGATGCCACTTTTTGTGTAAATGGATACGGATGATTTGACATACGTCATCGTAATCCAACCATGCTATAGAATTAAGTTGCCACTTAGCTCTATATCTATTTAAAAGTAATTCTATTTCTGGGATAAGGTCTTCATAAGTCTTATCCATCAATATCTTGGACTCGTGAGGAAGAACAATCAGCCTGACTCTGTTTGATCATAGCTTCGCCATCTGGTAGATTAGGCGCTGGGCGATCAAAACTATTAGCAGAATCTGGAGTAGCAGATTTCCATAAATCAGTTAGAGTAGTTCCTTGGTTATCCCCAACTTCGGCAACAATATCGTTTTTTAATCTATTAAGATCAAGTCTACGAGGTTGTTCTACCTCATGCTCGACTTCCGTTGTCACTTTTTTGACAGAAGCTTGAGAGGGCATCCCTATAGAAGCACCACAGTCAGCACAAAACTTTGGTTTAGTCACCTCGTACACATTCTTGTGACCGCAGGAAGAACAAAATACTTTATTCATATAGAAATTTTATTGTTTCGGGGTTAATAATTCAATTTTTTCTACAAGATAACTGATAATTTTATCTC